AGAAAATATTAATTAAAAAAATAACAATAAATAAATAGACAATGGCAGAATCCTTATTTTTGAATCTTGATCATATAAGCATTGACTGCCTCATTCCTCAAAGAATCTCTATATGGTTTTAATCCCCATCCAACCTGTGCATAATCTTCCCCATTTGGAGATATTGAACCTTCTGCTCGAAATTTACATTTAAAATATTGTAATAAAAAATCTTTTTCATCATCAGTTTTACCAGCAAAAGTAATTCTGAATTTTTTCCTTGCTGCTGGTCTGAATCCTCCATGTAACTCATAAGATCCTGATTGAGAACCTTGAGGTGTGAGATTTAATACACTTGTTAATACATCAGAATTTGTAATATTTTTATTTTGTCCAGTTACATCAAGATTAACTCTTATCAAACCTTCTGCAATAATTCCATCTACTGAATCTTCAACTGATGCATATTCTTCTTCAAAAGAAATATCTGGTTCTTTTACAACGCCAAAATAATCACCCCATAAATAAGTGGCATGTGGAGTCATAACATAAAAATTTACAGTTCCACCAGTTGTCCAATCTGCTGGAGCTCCTATAACACCATCTTTTGTTTTTCGAGATAAAGTAGAATCAAATACTATTGCTGTTACCGAATTTGATTTTATTTTTCCTATTACACAATCACCCGCTGAATTTTGACAAATCAAATTCAATCCAACTGCCGATTGATAAGCGTTTGTAACAAATGTCGGAGAAATTACCGGAGTTAATGTAATGTCATTCCCTACTTTTGATATAACTCCTTGTCCCTCATAATCTATTCGACTCAAATAAGAATCTGGTTGTCGTAAAAGTAATTCTTTTTCTCGATTAATGTCTGCTTTTGTAGTATAAAACATAATAATCTCCTTATATAAATTTTCGAGTATAATATCTCGTTCTATAAGTTAATAATAAAGAACCATATCTTTTTGTGCCTTCTTCAATCAATCTTATATCAGTATTTATTATATCGATATTTTCAACTAATCCATCCAAATATTCATTTCCTTGTAATTCTTTTTCAATTTCATATGCTTCATCATCTAATCTATCATCTAAATCATCACCAACTTTATCAATCAATTCGATTAAAATTTCTGCTTCTCTTTTTATTGGCAAATCCTTAACAACTTCTGCCGGCTCAGATTTAAGATAAATTAAAAGTATTGGTAAATCTACTAATGGTTTTGTACGATTTGTAAATACATTTGTTCCTGCAACTGTTTTTCCAATTAATAAATTTTTTATTTTTTGTCTTATTAATTTTCTCGGATGATCTGTCATTTTAATTTTCCTCTAATATTATTATCGCAAATCCTGTTCCATCTTTTTGAATTTCCAATACTTTATAATCTATACCATTTATTGTGAATATATCATTTTGTTTTGGCTCAACTATAAAATCTGATAATCTTATTGATAATGTCGGAGCTTGATCTTGTATTCCAGGCCCTTCACTAATCTCAACTGAAATAAATTCTTTATCAAAGATTCCATTTATTATTTTTGGATTACCTATTATCGGCTTAAATATTACTTCTGTTCCAAATTCTTCATCATCAAGCATAATACCCAAATCTTCATCCAGCATTTCCTTAAAAGTTGTCATTTTTTTTTTTTTTTTGCTTTACCTCGTTGTTTTTCTTTTTTTTTCAAATCTATTTTTTTAATCAATCCATTTTTTTCCTTTTTTTTATTTGATTCTATAATAGATTCTTTTATTTTTTGATTATTTTTTGTTACCACTTTAGTTTCATTAATAAAAGAAACTGCACCTTTTTTGACAAGTCTATCTGCTTCAATTTTTTCAATATCGAATATATCACCAGGTTTATACAGATTTTTCCCGTCTAATATTGCATTTCTTGCTTTTACTTTAATCATTTTTTATATTGGAGTTACAAAAACAAAGGCATCTGATTGATGCATAGCAACAATTGGAGCACTTTGAAGCATTACAAACCTTACTGATGGATCTTTTTCCTCCCAGCTTTTTGGAAAAAATGCCATCGCTGCAGGAGCTTCCAAATCTCGTATTAATCCAAAATGTACTGCTGTATAAGCATTTGAACTGCCGAGAATTAAACCATCTGCAGGTACCATAGGTTTCTCAGATGAACTTCCTGTATCCCAATACCACTCATCATAAGTATAATACTCAACACCTTCAATAGTCGCAATATAATTTACTCCATTACCCAAATCTCTCGGAGAGATTGAACCAATTTCAATACGTCGATTATCCAAAAATGCTTTTACTTTTGTATTGTCCAAAAAAGCGTCTGTAACATCTGATCCCATCACACAAATATTAGCATTGATTCCCGATTCCTGAGCAATTAATCTACGCCAGGTTCTTATATTTTTCAGTGGATCACTAGCTGCATTTGTCCATTTTGCTGTTGTTGTGAGAGTTATAATATGAGTCGCCGCCATTTTGAAGTCGATATATCTATCTGAAATACCATCACCAGAAATTAATACTTTTCCTGTTTGAAGAACTTGACTTGCCATCCATTCAAGCTTGCGGGTTATGATATTCCGTAATTCCGCAAGATCTTCACCAACTTTTTTTGCTGCAAAAGTTAAAGGACTATCACCTGTGCCATAAATTACTGTCGATCCTAATTGACGTCGCAATAAATCATCTGCTGTTGTAACCATTTTCGGTTTGATATATCCAGGTATATATGTCTCTGTAGAATATCCTCTTTTTTCTACAAGCTTTCCTTCCAATTTCCAATTTTGAAATTCAGCCATTCGTCTTTTTTCTTTGTATATATCAATATCAATATTTTCTGTGTCATGTATTTGTGCACTTGCGAAATTGAAAAAAGTATTTAATAAAAATGTTTTTGGAAGCTTCATTTGCTCCAATGCCCTAATCATCGTCCTTCTCTTATATAGATCTACTGTTCCTGCCATGATAAACTCCTATAATTAATTTTTTACTTAAACTCTTATAGCAGTTTTTAAGAAAATACTTTTATTTCTTAATCCTGCTGCTGTAGTTGCTGCTGTATGTCCTGTCCCAAAAATTACAGCATTTTGATTAAATTGTCCTGTTTGATAAATCGTTGTTTTTTTATCTCCAGCACTTGCATCGCAAGCTTCTGCCAAAATTGCCTCTGGAGTTTGTGAACCATCGGATGAAGCTGCTAATGATTTTGTATATTTTCCACTTGCTGTAATTTTTCCAAGCAAAGTACCTCTGGTCAAATTTTGACCAGAAATCAATGTAATACTTTTCGTATCAATAGGAAAATCACCAGCAATTAATCTATCTCTTCCTGAAATTGTACCTAATGTTGACATAATAAATCTCCTTTAAAATAATTTTTATTTTGTTTTTGAATTTGCACCAGCTGACATTGCCGCTAAAATTTCTTCATCTTCTGTTTTTGGATCTGTTTGAATAGATACAACATTTTCAATTTCAGCTGCATCCGATTCTATTTTTTCTTTCACTTTTTCTTTTTTTATATTATCTTCTTCAATAATTTTTAATGCCACCATCTCTGGTGTAGTAACACCATCAAATTTTAATTCATCAATTAATTTTTCATGACCCATCCTCAACTTTTCGACACCCTTAATCCGATTGCGTTCATATTCAGCGCCTTCTTCAAAAAAATGATCTGATATTTGAGGATATTCATTTTGAATTAATTCTTTCGTTATTTCTTTATTATTATTTTTTTCACTCATTTTAAAACTCCCTTCATTTGTATTAAATTTTGTAGATAAATTATTTATTAAATTTTCAAAACTTTTTATTTCATCAGCCATTCCTTTTTTGATATTATCTTTTCCAATTACAATTCCACCTTGCCCAAAATCATTTTTTATTTTCTCGATTGGTATGTTACGAAATAAGGAAATTGATGAAATAAAAATATCTGCAAATGAATCCAATGTTTTCAAAATTTGTTCTCTGCCTTCTTCTGTAGCTGGATCATTCCGTTTGAAAGGACTTTGTCTTGAAACCAATTCAAATGTACGAATTCCGCTTTTTTCTTCCAATTGTCGTTTATCTTTTATTGAAATTACTACACCAATGCTTCCCAAAATTGCCGTTTCTGAAATAATGATTTTTTCCGCTGCTGATGCTATCCAGTAAGCTCCGGACGCTGCTGACCCACCCACATAAGCATAAATGGGTTTTATATTTCTTGCTTCAAAAATCATTGATGCAAATTCTGAAATTCCATTTACTTCACCTCCAGGAGAATCTATATCAAGAATTATTGCTTTAATTTGTTCATTATCTAATGCCACTTGCAAATCTTTTGCTATAAGTGCTAATGATGAAGCTCCAGAAATTTGAGTAAATAAGTTTGCATATCTAAAAATAGTTCCCTTAATCGGAATTATTGCTATACCATCTCTCACTTCAACTGAATATGAATTTTCGAGTTTATGTCCAACTTTTGTTGCTATTGCATCTAAATCAGCTTTTTCATTATTTATTTCTCTTTCTATTATTGACAAAATTGTATTAACGCTTTCTTCTGTTGCTAACCAATTACAATTTGTTATGTAATTAATAATATTCTTATAAGTCAATTTTTTTTCTTGTTTTCCAAAAATTTCTTCAATATTTTTTTGTATATCTATTTTTTCACAATTATAATTTTCTGCTTTATTTTTTTCTCCTGTAGCTGCTTCAAATCTTTTACATCGAACACTATGTCTTTTTAGCCATGCTTTTGCTTGAACAACTGTAAATTTTTTTGCATCAAATCTATAAGATTGTGTTGTTGTTGTTGTTTTTCCGTGAGGTCTTCCAATAATAATATCAACTCCATTATCGATATTTTTTCTTCGGAATGAACCTTTTTGAAATTCACTAGGCTCACGTACTCTGCAACTATGTTCATTTGGAAATGGCATCTAAGATCCTTTATACTATTTTAATCATATTTTT